TAAGAAGGATTTTCCCATCGCCAAAATAATATTGGTCGCTTTCATCCTTATACAATCCTGCTACAAAGAATGGGTATCTATTGAAAATATGCTTGTAGTAAGGTTCTGATGGGTCGCTTTCACTTAACAGGATGCCACACAATGAAATTTCAAGAAGCTGTAGGTTCTCATATTCATTATTCCTAGTCCATACCCTTAAGTAAGTAAAACTTTCGTCATTGTCTGTGTCTTTAAATTCAAACCCAGGGTCGTTGTTACCTAGTTGAATTGCATCTGCTATTTCATCCCCGTACTTTTTTCTAGCCCACATGATTGACCTTGAACCTACTTCATGAATAATATAATCACATCTTTGTAGGTCGTCTACTATATCTTCAATCTTATCATCGAATATAACAGTCCCAGGCTTTAAACATTCTATCCTTGGAAGTCCAAAGTTATCTAGTGCTTCATTATCCCAGTAGGTTGTTAATACTGTATGCCCAAACTGCAGATACCGTCTGCCTGCCTTCTTGACTATCTGCCTAGCGTTGTTGCGTTTCAATATAAAATCGCCTACAATACCAGCGGTCCTGGCAAACTTCTGGTCGCTAAATCCTACACCCTGATAACTTCCTGTTATATTGGCTGTCTGCATGCTTGATACTTGGCCTTCTATTTGGGTAAGCAATATATTGACAGCTACTTGTTTATCCATATCTTCATCATCAATTATGTCAGTTCTTTCACCTTTATAAGCTCTGTGTATTTCTTCCCATTCCTGCATCCTTTCTTCCAGGTCCGCTTTTCCTTCATGATACTTAGAAAGATAAAAGTCTACCCGCTTTTGTTGTTCCTCTGTCATTAAATCGTCCCGTACCTTCTTAAATGCATCCGACTGCTCGTAATTGTCCTCATATATCTTTACATCATGTCTCAACTGTCTTCACCTTCTTCCTCCATAAGTTGTATAGTTCTGTTAGTACTATAGTATTTGCCATCCAATGTAGTAGCAATTGTAACTTCTTTGTCCTCCTTTAATTCTTCTGGCAGCTCTATTTGTTCTTTTAACTCCTTAATGGCAGCTTTCTTGCCTTGGTTATAAGCTGTCATATATACAATAACTATCAATGCTATAGTCAGTAATGCCCCGAATATAGCAAACAATGTATATATAATTACATCCATTTCATTACCTCCTGTATATTGGATAGCCTTTCTTGTATTGTTCTATTTCATATCTACTGTAGCCTAGGTCTTCTAATTCTGCTTCTGTGTAGTAACCTTCTAACTCCTCTGCTGGCGGTTTAATCTCGTCTACTTGTTGGTCTTGTGCATATAGGGCTATACCATATGCCATGATACAGTCATCGTGGTAGCCTTCCATAGCCTCTGGCTTGCCTCTTTCATTTACGACAAATGTTAGCATCTCCTCTAGTGTGGTAATATCGTTAATACATTCTGGTCTTTCTCTTACTAGAGTTCTTAACATACCTAGTAGCATTGGCCTTGTAAGTTTTGTTGTATTGTGCCCTAGTTTTGGCTCTAGTCGTTTTGTAATGGCGTCTGGTGTGTTCTCTCTAGTGTATATGTTTGGATATTCTCTATTAGCCAAGGTCCTAACTACATAGGTAGAGAAATTTATCTCTGGGGCTATGAGTGCATCATTAAACATTTTCCCTAGACAATATAACTGGTCTGCAAACAAATCCTCGTCCTTTTGCAGCCTGATAATAGCCACCTGGTTTTGATATGCATCTATCACTTGCCCAACATTCCAATCTGAACCTTCTCCTGCTGTATCTGCCCCTATAACATAGGGCATTGTAGGTTCTATATCATCATTGAATATGGTTACATATCCAATGTTGTCATCCTCTATAAACTCTATAGTATCATCTAGGATAATCTTTTCTCCACTCCAGGGACTTGTACCATATTCATATATAAAGTAACCTTTGCGTGGTCTCTTGTTTTTCTGTAACTCTCTTAACTCGTCTAGCCTGCGGGTCACATTTTCCATATTGAAGTAAGTTCCACCTGTTGCAAGGAAAGCCTCCTCTGCTGTACATGGATATTCCTGCTTGATAGTCTCCCTTTTGTCTTTCCACTTGCTATAATACCAATATAGCTGTTCCCAATCCAGTTTTTTTGTTTCTAATAGCCACCTGCAACGATACAACGCCCACATTTCCTGTTCTGCATCGGTTTCTTCTACTGCTGTTTGTACCTTCTTCTTAAATTCCTGCTCTACTTCGTTGCTCTCAAAGCTCAATCTATATTCGGGTGTTTTCCACCATTCAAAAAAGAGTTTTCTGTAATTCGAAAACTCATCATCCCACATTTCTTTAAATTCGTTGTATCCGTTGGCTGTAGTCTCTAGAAAAACTATACAATTCTTAGTAAAGGCTTCTTCTAGGCCTGTAAGGGTTTGCTTGAGCTTCGGCCAAAAAGCTACCTCTGAACCATGGAAAAAGCTTAACGTCTTGGAACGTCCAGCGTCCTCATTCCCTGCTGTTGCTACTCTCCACTTGCTATTTAGTCCTCCTCCGCCTTCTTTGCTGAAATCAAACTCCCTTCTATTTGAATACCTTATGGTAGGTTTCAAGCATTCAGGCAAATTATCGAAATAAAACTTGCCTCTATCCGCAAAAATATGCTCTGTATTCTCTGCATTATCTGCTAGAGTGTAGCCGCTAAAATTCTTTTTCGATATAGCACAAGCCAGCTGATAAGCATTGATGAAGGACGTCATGCCTTGCTGCCTGCCCTTTAAGAGTAAATACTTCATATGATTTATTTTGCCTTGCTTAAATAGCTGCTTGTCACGATTGATTATAGAGACTAATTCTTTTTGTACTGTATTTAAAAAGAAAGGAACCGTCTGCTGTTCCTTGTCCACTATCACAAAGAAGGCCTCTATAAGTAGTTCTGGGTGGTCCTGTATCTGCTTTCTTAGCCTCTTTCCTCTTTCGCTGTTTTCTAGTAGTGCTTGAGCTGCTACTTCTCTATATTCTTTGTCCTTCTCTATATCTTTGTACTTCTTCCACAGCTGCCTGCGTCTATCTATAATCTTTTGCATATCATCTATAAGCATGGCTAATCATCCCCGAAGAAGTCCTCTAGAGATTTATTAACCGCTACATCTAAATCTTTTTTGTCTCTCCATTCGTTCGGTTTCCTGTTCTTCAACCAAAAAATTTGTGCTGTTACATCGGGCAACACTTGTTTTACAACCGTTTTTGTGTTTACCTTGATGTATTTTTCTAGCTTTGGGTTCCATGTTCTTTCGTATGTTTTTTCTTCATATTCATAGCCTAGTGCTCTTTTTAGTAGTGCGTTTTCCACAGCCTGGTCTACAACCTCTTTTCCCCTTTTCAAAGCTTCGGTTATCTCAGGGAATTTCTTTTGCCAGTCATACAAAGTGGATGGATGTATTCCCATATTGTGAGATATTTGCTCGTCTGTGAGGCCTTTTCTTGCCCATTCTTCAATCTTTTGCAACCCTTCTTCTGTTATCCAGTCATGATATTTTCCGTTTCCTCTCTTTCTGCTCATTTCATACCACCACCTTATTATTCTAGATACTCTTTTTGAATTGCCCGCAAAGGGCTCTGCCTTCTGTATTGCTCGCCAGGAGCTCTTTTTGTATAAACATTTCAATGGCATAGGCAGCAGGATTCGAACCTGCATCTTCGGTTTTGGAGACCGATGTTTTGCCCATTAAACTATGCCTATATGAAGTAAAGGTTCAAGTATTTCATATTCTTCAGTAATGCACTTAATATATTCTTCATCAGTACCCCTAGGTTCTCTTTCCAGTCTTCTTTTTCTAGCTGCAATTAACTTATCTTTTGTTGTTTTATGAAGTTTACTTCCGCTTTCTTTCATGTCCAATTCTCCCCTCCCAGGCAAGGGGAAACCCTGCCATAATAAAAATAATAAAATAAGCCGATAGATTTCTCTACCGACTTACCGCCCAGGTCCTCCAGGTCCTCCCCTCCTGGGCTCCAGAAGGTTGGCAGGGCAAGAGGAAACCCTGCCAATAGTGCGCCTATATCTGGCGTATATAAATTTTGGTTATTGCTTTTTTAGGTCTCGGAAAGTTTGGGATTTCAATCATGCAGCAGGAAATATAAATCAGGAAGAAGTATCCATTTTATATTATATACCATTTTAGGCTTTATAGAGGTTCAAAAAAGGCTCAAAAAAGGCTCATCAAATTCGGAAACTTTTCTCCTGAAAAATTTTTTAATCAATTTTCAAAAAACGCTACAACTCAGTAAAATCAACAGTTTGACAAGATACAAAAAATTTTTTCAAAAAAATCTCAAAAAGCTATTGACATCGTACGTATTGCCGTCTATAATAATAAGTGAAAACGCATTGAACCTTGACAATTGAATACCGCGACCGAGTACCTAGAGAGACGCCACGACCCCGAAGACGTTGCCACGACCCTGCAAAGCAGGCGAGCGACCGAGGGCGAGCGTATGGGAAAGGTCGGGAAAGCCCTCCAAACTAATGCAGCAGGGCTAGGTTCATAGGCTGGTGAAATTCCAGCGGGGAGGATTTACCCCTCCCTAACGCTCAACCTGCTACAGCTTACAGCAGGAAAAAATCTTCAGGAGGGATTTTTATGAAAATATATGCTAAAAGGTCAAGTACATTATATAAGTTCGTCCCTAAATCAGGACGAACAGATTATAACTCTCTAAAATTCGCCTTCGATTTTTTAAAAGAAGGCGACTACGTAATCAATAACAAAGGAGTAATTTATGAAGTACTAGACCCAGGGCACCTACACGCTGGTTTTTTAGAAGCCTTCAGGACTATAGAAGTAAAAGAAGTATCTTACAACATACTACCACAAGAAGTTAAAGATGCAATATATCGCCTAGCAAACGGTTATCCAGCGTCAGAAATATGCAGAAAAGTTCTACAGCAGGGCTAGGGAGTATAAGCCGAGAATCCCGGCGGGCTGTATAACAGCCTTCCGCTCAACCTGCTAGAAGGCAGGAAAAAAAATAATAAAAATTAGGAGGGGTTAGAATGTTAAAAAAAGAATTATTAGAAATGCTAACAGGAGAACATGGAGAAGGCAGAAGCTTTATAGCTTCTGTGGAATGGGTGAAAGAAAACGACCCAGAAATATACGAGTATCTGCTATCTATAGCAGAAAATATGCTAAACAACGATTGGTTGGTAGAATACAACTTCATAATAGATGGAGATGAAGAAATAGAAATCATTGTAACAGCAGGTAAAGACAGGCAGATGCTAAATAACCAACCAGCATGGATTCATGAAGTATTGCCGCTAGACGTATTTATAGACTTCTATGAATACGAGAAATATATTACACAACTTAAATAGCCGAAACGCCCACTATGGGCGTCAACAGGGGATGGCCTCCCTGTTCTGATGATGGCAGGCCAATCCAATCAAGAATAAAGAAAATGGAGGGATTTAAAAAATGTTAAATTATAACGACATTAAAAAAATCAACTTTGACAAAATTACTACGGAGGAGGAATTTAAGCAAGCTCTAGGGCTGTCAGATGACGAATTCAACGCACTAATAGAAGACGGATACGATTCAACAGACACAGACACACCAGAAGGTTTAAGAGATTACAGAATAATAGTCTACACAGCAGACGATGTAAAAATAACATTCGACCTGACATACAACCTAGACGACAACAGTCTAAACAACGTCAAAGCATATTTTTAAGAGTGGCAGGGCTAGGTTCACAGGCTGGGGAAGTTCCAGCGGGGAGGGCAAATCCTCCCTAACGCTCAACCTGCAAAAAGCAGGAAATAAAAAATAAATGGAGGGGTTAGAATGAGTAAATATATGACTGCAAAGGAAAAAGCTGCGAATATTAGAAAGGAGCTTAAAAAACAGCTAGGGGTCACTAGCAGACAAGTATCAGTAAGAAGCAGGAACTCAGGGTATGATGAAGCTATAGATGTAACAATAAAAGATTTAAAAGTCAATAAAGCTAAAGTCGAAGCAATTGCAAGCAAGTATGAATATATCCGCCGTTGTGAGTATTCAGGAGAAATACTAGCAGGTGGTAATACTTATGTATTTGTTAGATTAGATTATGATGCACTATCTAAAGCCAAAGAAGAACTATTAGAAGTAGCAAGGGAAATTATAAACAATAATAAAGATTTACTAGGTACAAATGAAGGTAAAACCATAGCAGAAAATGGAGAGTTAGAAATTATATATAGCCCTTTAAATGGCCACGATGCTGAATTGGGGTTATATAGACGTGAAGAAGTCAACGAAGAAGGCATAGGCACTTTTTGGGCTCTGCACAATATAGAACGCAGAGCAGCATATAACGAGCATGTATTGGCGGAAGCACTGGCTATATTCAAATATCAATACAATATTATGTAGCAGGGCTAGGTTCATAGGTGCGGGAAGTTCGCACGGGCAGGGAAGCCTGCCTAACGCTCAACCTGCAAGAAGGCAGGGAAAAATTTTAGGAGGGATTTAAATGAAAGAATTAAAAGAAATTATTACAATTTTACGCAATTTCCCTATGGTGGACGAGGACTATATCCTTGGGTCCACCGAGGACGGAAAATACTTCTTTAGTTGGAATTGGGATATAGAAAAACTCCCAACTAAAGAAGTACTTGATGGAGAGAGCGGCGTAAAGTATTTTAATACACTGAAAGAAGCCGCTCAAGACATGAAGGAGACTATTGAGGCATCCGAACATCTCCTCGATGATGAGGAGGTCCAGGAGGTTCTCAACGAACTCAATAGTATTCTTGCAGAATAGCAGGGCTAGGTTCTAGGTTGGTGAAATTCCAACGGGGAGGCAGTCCTCCCTAACGCTCAACCTGCACAAGCAGGAAAAACAAAAAATGGAGGGGTAAGAATGAAAAAAGCAATTATAGTAATGAATGAAACACATTCATTACTGCCAGAACAAGAGAAGATTTTGGGAATGGTGTATGAGGGGTTTGACATCTTTCCAGTGCCATCTCAAGGGTGGACACTGGATGAAATGCTTGACAAAATCAATGAACTTCACGAAAAAGCATGTAAGGAAAAACTGGATATAGTATTCGTTAGCCCTATACCTTTGATGATAAGAGAGCTAACAGAAATGGCCATATGCCCAAAGGGCAGTGGCAAAAGAAGGTATAATGTTAAGTTGTTTCACAATGACCGTAGGGAGAAAAAAGAACTCCCCAACGGTCGTATCATACAGGTAGTAGCCCAAACGGGCTGGCAACTTGTATAACAGCCGAAACGGGCAATTTGCCCGTCTAAGTGGGACTGACCACCCACTTACTGATGAGGCAGGTCAAATAAAACCTGCACAAAGCAGGGAAAATAACGATTTAGGAGGGGTTTGTATGAAAATGAAAATCTTTACCATTGAAAGTGGAGAAGTTAGTGAAGGAGCCCGCGTTGACTCCTTCGCATTGAAAGGTGCGGGGATTACAATCCCTGCAATTATCATAGGTGAGGAAGGAAGAGGCAGGGAGCTAGGGGTACTCCCAGTCCAGCTTCTTCCCGATGCTTATGCGGAATGGCAAGAAAAAGGGTATACACATATCCATTCCGCCACTATTGGAGCAACAAAGGCTGGAAAGCCTAAGTTGTTCCAGACAGAAGAAGCAGACACACTGGAAAAGTGTATCTGTATCTTCAGGACAAAGATAGGTTTTAGAGGAGGCAACTCCCACACAGGCGACAGAAAGGAAGAATACTGGACATTGAAATCTTTCTTCTATGAAGATGTGCCCAGGCATCTTCATAAAGAAAGATACACAAGGAAAGAAGTGGAAGAAATTGCAGCCAAATATACCACGCCACCAGAAAAAAGGGGCAGCTGGAGGTGGGATGCGGGTTTTGAAAAGAGGCTTGAATTTCATCCCTTCCCAGGTGAAATCATCTGCACTGGCATCATAGCCCAAGGAGATGCTGGTGGGATGGGAAGCGGTGAGCAGCTAGTAGCCATCCTGCCAGCAAATACAGTCTTCCGCACTGGATATAGTGGAAGACTGTATGGGCAGCCAGCAGCACACTACTACATTTTTAGAGATGGCCAGCTTCTGGCTGCAACTTGGGAGGAAAGAGAAATAGCAGATATATTCTAGTCTATCCCACGACACGAGAATTATTCTCACCGTCACAGGGCTGTTTATAGGTATGATATACTTATAGACAGTCCTGCTTTTTTATCATAAAGAAAGGAGTGGTATTATGGAAAAAAATAAAAAAGTTAAGTTTACCACAAATATTGATGAGGAATTATTAAAAAAGATTAAAGTCAAAGCAATAGAAGAAGAAAAGAACGTAAATGAAATAATAGAGGAGTTGTTCCAAGAATATTTAAAGAGGTAGGTTATTCCTACCTCTTTTTCTTTGTTCACTCTTTCCTGCACAAACTATTCATTTCCTGTCCTCGTCTCCGTATAGTCCTACTATTATCTTCTCAATGGCATCCTTCTTAATTCTCTTTACTTGTGAAACGCTATAACCTACCTCCTGAGCTATTTTCCAATGTGGTTTATACTCTATATACCACATTGTTATTATTTTTCTTTCAGTCTCTGTTAATTTACTTAACACTCCTTCTATATGCTCTATTTCATTCTTCTTTCTTGCTATCTTTAGTTCTAATTCCTGTCTTTTCTGCATTAACTTTACTGCTTTTTCTCCTGTTATATCGCTGATGCTGTTATTCTCTCCTACCTTTTCGTAATTTATGCCGCTTATTTCATATTCAAGCTCAAGCAGTTCTAAAGCTTTTTCAAGATATATTAGATATATCTTTTCCATCTCTAAGTTTCGCAATCTTCTTTCAACATTTTTGTATTTGTCCATCTTTCCGCCTCCTAGCTTAGGTCATCAACTGTTAGGCCCAATTCCTTTAAAGTTTCATGGTCTACTGTAATCCCATATATCTTGTATGTTTTGAATATTTTTTCTTCCCCTTCCTGGTGTACTTTTGTATGCCATTCTCTAGAAAGGGCAATTATTTCTAGTTTGCTATGGTCTATTTTTTTTCTATTCCTTCCCATTCCAACCCTACTACCCTTGCAATGGTGTATGTCTGCGTTAGGCCTTCCTGTGATGGCACATCTACGATACTTGATACAACAATAAAGGTACTTGTCTATATCTTCTGTTCTGTTTATTGCCAGGTCCGTTAGTGGAATATTCTCTCTTAACACAAAATCTATAATGTGTGTAATAAAGTTTCTGGCCGTTTCTATACTGCAATTACTAAGAGAGAAATACTCATGCCCTGTAGCTTGGCAGAAATCATATTTAAGAAATTCCTTCATGTATTCAGGGGCATCACCTGTATATAAGGTGATGTCCCTTATTGTTGCATATATTTTTTTCCTCTGCTCAGGTGTTATAGTTCTACCATCATTTAGTTTTATTTCTGCCTCTTTGCTGTATTTCATCACTTTGCTTTTTATCCATTCGTCTGGTATATGTATTAGTATATCAGTTCCCTTGTCTGTTTCCCTAACCGCTCTTATTTTAGAAAAATATTGCATCTATCTCACTCCCTGGGCCTTAATCCCCCTTATCTAGCTCTATTACTGTCATGATTGAATAGTTAGCCAGGTCTAGTAGTGTGTCTCTTATTGATTCATCTACTTTTTGCTTCTTAGTACACAATGTTTGAAGCCTGTTTGTTTTATCTACAATTCTTGTTACTGCGGATATTATTCCTAGTTTTTCATAAGTCTCTCCAAAACTATCGCCGTAGTCGTGATTCTTAGCTTCATACATTCTATTTAGTTCTTCACATATCTGTTTGTGTTTTAATACTTTATTCACGATTGATGCTCCTTTCTACTTCAAACCCGTTTGGGTATCTTTTTCTTAACTTGTCTATGTTATGGGTAGGAATAACCTCCATTTCTACGCCTAAGCCCTCTGCCATTATTGCTATATACCAAAGTATGTCGCCTAGTTCATCTACAATCTTTTCTTTATTTAATTCATGGCCTTGAAACAAATGTTTCTTAATTAAATCTGCTACTTCTCCACTTTCACCAGCTAACCCTAGTGCTGCATTTATTACTAAATCCTTATCCTTATTTGCTGTTCTCAATGCTAATTTTTGATATTCATTAAAATTCATTCTTCGTTAACCCCCTTCCTCTCCCTGTTTAATTCACATTTTACTTGTAATGTTCATTATTTATTTTTAAGCAAATCTTGCACTATTAATTGATTACATAAATGTGTAAAAGAAACGTTGTCTATTTCATTACCTGTCAGTGTGCAATACACTATATTACACCCTATAACCATAGCAGTGAAAAATTCAGTAGCGTCTATATCCTCTAATTTGTAATGAAAATTTGGATTCCCACCATCTTCTTCATCTCTGAATAAAGATAAAATACTATCTGCTACCGCCATCGCCATTTCTTCTTTTTTATTCATCTTAACTCTCCTTTCTATTACACATAA